TCCACAGTTATTGTAAATACTTATTTATTTATACGTATTATTAACTTGACTTTGTAAAAGTTTCGTACAAAAACTCTGCGAATATTTCTTGAGTCTTTTCGCCAGGATGACCATACTCTTTCATGTCTTTTAACTCCCTACAGAGAGTGTAAAGGTCTTTGCCCTTTCCTAGTCCGACTCTGCTGTCAACGTCAAGAGATTCTATAGAAGAAATTAACCATTTCTTGTAATCCGGTATAGAGTCTATTCTGAACGGTTTCTCCAAAATCTTCTTAGAAGAATCATCAGCATGACTGTCCGTCAATACCGACATAACATTAGACCAGTTTCTTTTATGAAACACACCTTGTATCAGTTTGATTCCAGCTGCATCACAATAAGACTCCATCATCTTCATCTTACTTAGGGTGTGCATAATATCGGTCTTAGAGTCATAAGCAGTATCAAACCAATCTTTCATCACACGTCTCTTGTCTTTATCCCATATCAATTCGGTGCGTAACTGAGAGAACTGCGTAGTGTCAGTTTGACGGCCAATCTTCACATCGCGGTCATCGGGCATATACTCTACAACTTCCGAACGTTGCCACGCAGACCACATCACAACCATGTGCGTTACTTTGTTAGGGTTTTCATGAAGGTAGTCTGTGACCTCGCGGAATATCTTTTCATTACATGCACCACACACACCACGGTTCTCATAGTCCAATCCCAGTTTCCTAGCGACTATAGAAGTAAACGTGAGTCCCCAATGTGTGGGTGGGTCTTGGTCAAACCCTTCTAGTTCATCACCCCAGACGAAACTACAACCGGCAGTTAACAACATTACTTAAACAGTTCCTCGTAAAGTTCATAAACTTCATTAGTTTCTGTTCGAGATTCTTCGAGGTTTCTCTTATGGAAGATGTTAGCAATCTTTCGGAAGTGTTTCTTGTCCACACCGTATTTCTCGTTCGTGACATCAACGATGTCTTTCATCAACTCTTTCTCTGCATCAATACGTAACATGCTGTCTGACATCTCTCGGATTGCCGCTGCAACCTTTTCTTTATCTGGGCCTATCATAATACTATTTTCACTCCACTAGTCGCTTCAGTCCATGCTGATGAGAAATCATCGTTAGTTTCGGTACATAGTACATACTGTTGAAACGTAATCTCTTCAGGGTTCTCTTTACTTGTCATGCAAACACCACGGGCGAAACCAATACCTTGTTCACCATGAATCAACATGCGAGGGTCTTTAATAGTAATTGCACCATTGCTATTGGTACTCTTTAACCGGCCAACATACTCACCACTTACTGTAACTACCGTAACTACTTCATTATTTTTCATTCTTCACTCTCAATTTCATCAATTAACATATCACGCATTGCTCTCGCTTGCGCATCTTCAGGGTTGTTCACACTACCATTATTGACAAACTTATACGCTAGTGTAATTCGTTGACATCCCGCGTAAGCAGCGTGCCAACAGTGTAAATCTTCTTCGTGTCCCGCACCAAAGTAATAGTGTCTACATTGCCAGCCAGGCACATCTTGGATACGAGTAATCTTATCAGTCTTCTTATCATAGTACTCAAAGAAACCATCTCCGGTCTCTGACCATGTAAATAAGACTTGATACGCGTTCGCATCATAGTTAGTGTGCCATCCGACAAAACCGCCTGGCGGGTAATAGGAGAGTAATGCGGACGTGTGCGCACCAATCTCCGCAGCGAAGTCATACTTGACCTTCTGCATAAAGTCTCCCCACATTTCCTTATCTTCACGAACCATCTTAGAGATAGGTTGAGCGAAGTAACGGTCAGGCGGCCCTACTAACTCAGGATATCTGGACAAACATTCATCAAGATACTCGCGAGAGGTGTAGTACTCTCCCTTGTGGATATCATCATACTCATGATATGTCCAATACTTCTCATCGTTATAAGAAGGTTTTGATAACATCTCATCAGAGAAACTGTCGAGCACTCCCAACAGTTCCTTATTACGAATAACAACTTCACTCATTACTAAACATCGTCCTCTTCTTCATCAAATTTCTCATTCGCTCGTTGCAAATCTTCTTCTGTACAAACACCCATTTCTATCATATAAATTACTGCCGCGCTTATTCCTTCCTGTCTTCCTATCTTCTTTCCCAAGAAATGTGAGGTAAAAAGTAACGCCAACGCAATAAAAGTATGCGCGTATGGATCCATAATGGACTCCTTATAGTGTGAAGCCTTCGAAGTTCATCTTCTCAGAAGAAATTCGTTGGCCTGAGTTAGAGTTATCAAAAACTGGGCCATGGTCTACTTCTTTATTTAGTGGAGAATCATTTTGGTCGACATCAAACAAACGCATTTTACTTCGGTCAATACCTACAACGAATCGTTGATTTTGGCCAGGGTCATTATATCGGTTCTTTAACTGTTTCACCAATATCTGTCCCTGTGCATTCAGTTCATCATTACTAATCAGGGCAAACATCAAATCTGCCGTGGCGGGAAGACCGAACGATTCGGACGTATCCTCAAGACCCACATCATCATTACTATAACCGGAACGGGTAGTCTGGGTTGCAGATACTACCGGAACATCAAACTCAACAGCAAGGCCACGCAACTCTTCTGCGATAGATTTGATATATGTATAGGAGTTGATAGCACCCCCCATAGACTTCATCCTAGAGGACGAACAGATGTTCAGGTAGTCGATAAATATTATATCTGGGGTGAACTTCTTCTTTAGTTTCAACTCGTTCAGGAGCGCACGGAAGTGGTTTGAGTGCGCACTACCTGTCGGATATTCTTTGATAATTAGTTTACCCGTGGTCTTATCTGCTACCTTCTTCACTCGGTCTGAGAACATATCTTTACTAAGATGTTCTAACTGGTCAATAGGGACGTTCAGTAAGTTAGCATCGATTCTTTCTGCGATACGTTCTTCGGACATCTCTAGAGTAATATACAGAACATTCTTATTCTGACTCATCGCAGCTGCCGCAGCGTGACACATGAACAACGACTTACCGACACCAGTACCCGCAAGAGCGATATTCAAAGTCTTGTTAGGTAACCCACCTTTGGTGATACGGTTGAAGTAATCCAAGTCCCAAGGTATTCTCTCCTCGTCCATGTTGTAGAAGTCCCACCGAGAATCTACATTTTCTAGATAGTCGTGGCCGATGTTAGTGTCAAAGGACACGGACAGTGCCTTGGACAATACATCAGGGATTGCATTCTTGGATAGTTCTTGGTGTTTACCATCGATGATAGAGATAGACTCCATCACTGCATTGAATACTGCACGGTCTTGACACCACTTCTCAGTGCGTTCTACTAACCATGACAGGTCTTCTTCAGCATACTTGAAGATGTCGGGAAGAATGTCTATTGTGTGACGATAGTGTTCGTCTGACATTCTATCTTCCGAATCAATCTCAATCTTGAGAGCTTCTTTAGAGGGGAGGTTGTTATACTTGGCGATATACGCAGTGAACTCTTGGAAGATACTTTTGTAAGTACCTTCGAAGTATTCGGGGGAGAGGAAGGGGGCAACCTTCCTCATGTACGAATCGTTAGTCAGTAGATTCCGTAGAATCGTCTGTTGTAGATTGATGTCCGTCATTTGAATCCTTTTTCTTTATTGAACCAGTCTCGATGGCCGCTTCTAAAATATCACCTAGTACTTCACCTACAAACCCTTGTAGGTCAACATTGTCTACATTATACACGGTTGGGTCTTCTGTGTCAACAACATCGAAGTCGAAAGTTATATTTTGTTCATCACCATTAATACGAACATTATTATAACGGATGGTTACATCATTGTAGGGTGCGCGTAGTAAATCTACGTTCCACCCATCAACGCCCTCCGCAACTACAGGGACTAATTTATAATCTAGATTTTCTGACGGTTTATCTAAATCTAATTCTTTCATGCTACGGCTTCCTCAACGAAGGTTTCGGGATTGATATCGCTCTTGTATCCGATCTGATAAGTCTGTTGAAGGAATGTAGCGAAATCACTTGTTTCGAAAATAGGTGCCCAGAACTCATTGGACAGAGTATCCTTGGTACGGAACTTCTTATCTTCTGCTTCGGTTCCATGACAACGAGAGTACCAACCATTACTTGGTTTGATAACATATCCACCAGCCAATGCAACTTCGAGGAGACCAGAGTTCTTTTCAACACCACCGTCCCAAGAGACTGATATTGGAATCTTAGATTGTTCTTTCACGAATCGAGACTTCTCAACCTTGATGACAAAGTCGTAACCAGTAACTTCAGTACCAGTCTTGTTTTGTCTACGACCGATAATCCAGATATTGTCGGCAGAGTAATAGATACCAGTACCACCACTAACTACATCTTTTGGAAACAGACCAATCTCTTTATAAGTGTGATTGATTGCAAGCATCGGAATGTTCTTCATCGCAAGATATGGAGTCGACATACGGAACAGACCTTTCAGTGCCTTCGCACGTGACATGTCCGCAACACCTTTCTCGTTCAACGCATCGTCTAGTTCTTTCTTAGACGCAAGATTACCGATAGAGTCGATAACGATAATAACCTCATCATCACGAGTCAGGTTCTCTAGTTGGCTGATAAGGTCAAACTTCAACTCTTCGACATTTGCAATAGGTGTGTGCAATACACGACTAGTGTCAATACCGAATTGTTCAAAGTATGATTGAGGAGAACCGAACTCGGAATCATAAAACAACATGACCGAATCAGGTTTCGCATTAAGATATGCGCCTGCCATGAGCAATGCGAATGATGTCTTAAAGTGTTTAGATGGCCCTGCAAGGACAGTAAGTCCTGGCGCAATACCACCATCTACGGAACCAGACAATGCAACATTCACCATCGGAACATCGGTTGGTACCATATCTTTCTCTGTGAAGAATTTACTCGTCGATAGTGTCGCTGTTTCCTTTATCTTCGAGTTCTTCTTCAGTTTGTCCATTATTGACATTTTTGCCTCCAAAATTTACAAATGTAATGTTATTAACTTTTTCACGTTCATCAAGGTCGTATTGTACACGATAAGCACTATTGATGTCAAGTACTTTATGTAATAAATCGAAACTAGTTGTAGTTCCGTCAGCAAACTCATGTGTTGAGAAGTCTAAGAATGCTCGTGTGTCTTTTGGAAGACATGCGCCACCGAATCCACGTTTACCATCAAAGCCTGGCACACGGGTGTGGCCCATACCAACACGGTCATCACTGCCAGCGGCACGGACGATAGTGTTAAAGTTGCAACCATATAGGTTGACCAAATCATATAACTGGTTGAAGAATGTAATCTTGGTGGACAGGAATGAGTTAATAGTATACTTTACAAACGATGCCTCATACGCAGTCATTCGGTGATAGTCGTTAGACTCACACGCACCAAAGATTTCATATACGTCAATAAGTTCTCTTGCAGCTGTGGGCATACCACCAATGACGTGGAACTTAGCACCAACGAAGTCTGCCTTAGCATTCTTCTCAGTCAGGAACTCAGGGTTATAAACGAAACGATCGACCTGTTCTCTGTTCATTGCAGAATACAGACGGTCAATTGATTCTGGAGTAATTGTAGATTTCACCACAACCAGTGCATCGGTATAGTGTAGGCACTTAACAACCGAAGCTTCAACAATAGAAGAATCTACCGATCCATCATCATTGGATGGTGTGGGTGCACATATAAAGAAACACTTAGGGTGACGGTCTGCCGGAAGATCCTTCAGAGTGTCAAGGTCAGTGTCATACTTTGGATCATAGTAATTGAAGTCCACGAGAGGATGCATAAACCCATACTCGACCGCCTGGCCAACAAAACCATGACCGACAATACCTATTCGAAATCTTGAGATCTCTCCTTCGGGTGTTGTTCTAGACATTATTTAATCCCATTATAAGTTTTATACCATTCGTAAAATTTTTCAACGCCCTCTGTAATACTAACCTTCGGTTCATAACCAAGTGATTGTAGTTTGGAGGTGTTTGACCAAGTCTCTAGAGTATCAGCAGGGTGTTTAGGAGCAAGATTCTTAATTGCTTCCTTACCTGTGTTCTTCTCAATCTCGGAGATGAAGTCCATCAATCCGACTTGTTCACCACGACCTATATTGAAAATTTCTCCCGATGGGATATCATTGTTGCCTAGGACAACCTCAATACCATCAAGGATATCTTCCACATACGTAAAGTCACGTTTCATATCACCGTAATTATACACTGTTATTTCTTTTCCGTCAAGTATATTCTTAGTGAAGTCAAACAATGCCATATCAGGTCTACCCCAAGGCCCATATACTGTGAAAAATCGTAGACCTGTAGTGTTCAGTCCAGATGACTGGAACTGACATTCATTTGCCCACTTGGTATAACCATATGCGTTCAACTGTTTACCAGACTCTTGACCTTCAGTCCACGGAACCGGAGAACCCGCATACACGCACGAGGTTGATGCATAGACGATACGGGTATCAGGAAGATGTTGCTTACAGATATCAATCAAGTTCTGTGTAGCATCTATGTTATTCTGGTGGTACGACTTCTCCTTTCCCATAGAATCCCGAACGCCCGCCATTGCAGCAAGGTGAATAATAGTATCGGGTCGGAAGTCTCGCAATAGTGCTTCTAGTTTAATCTCGTCTTTTAGGTCACATCCCCAGATATCTAGATTGAAGTGTTTCATCCGATCTACTTTAAGCTTAGGTGTGTAAAGGTGGTCGTTGAAGTTGTCAACTCCCTTTACAGTAAGTCCGCGATCCATTAAACGTTTTGCGAGTTGGGAACCGATAAAACCTGCGGCTCCTGTTACTAATACTTTATTCATTTAACTATTCCTGTAAATATATTCTAATGCCCTGTCTGCTTCTACAGTCAGGGGTCTGTTCTCATACCAACTACCAGTCTCACGGTCAAACTCTCTACACATATCTGCAATCTGAGTTGCAGTGATGGGATATCCTTTCGCATAAGCATTACCCGCAATCGCAAGCATTATCTTATACATCCCAGAATACCAACCAGTTTCGTTGATTGTTTGGTACTCGATGCCTAATCGTTTAGGCCAGAAAGGACAGTCGCGGTATGACGACCATCTGAAGTCGGTATTATTTAGACTGTCCTTACGGTGTTGAATTACCGCCTGTTGCATCTCTACTGGAAGTCTGTCTAGGAAGGTATTACCAGTCTTTTCATGGTATGGGTGTTTAGCAATCAGTTCAGAGGTGTTTAGAGAACCCCCTTGGTTAGTAATAAAGAAAGACTCAGCATCCGGATACTGTGCGGGGACATAATACATGCGAGCGAGGTCTTTGGTCTGTGGGTCACCCAGTTCACCCAACTCAGTATTCAGTGCATACCAGAACGCTTTGATGCGGTCATTATCAATATGTTCGTCTAATCGAAATACGATTCTAAACTTGAGATGGTCGTCTCTGCTTGATGCAGTGTTGTACACAACGTAGTCGTACTGCCCAAAGAGTTCGTGCAGCTGTTGGTTAAGGACTCGTACATTACTAGAGAAATCGTGATCATCAACATCAACGCAACACCAACCACCCCAATAGCGAGTAGATTTATTACTACGCGTAGTATCCACTTCGAAAACAGCAGGACTAATAAGAGGACTAGAATTATTTCCACCTTTCTCTCCTTTCTCTCTATACATTTTTAGTAGGACATTTACGAACTTGTCCCAATCATCAAGAACCATATGGCGATGGGTCTTGTTATCGAACTGATTTTTAAATATAGTTAATTCGTAATTCATGTGACCATTATATCATAAAGTGGTGTGTCTGTCAATCGAAGAAATCTTCCAATGATGCTTGTTGTTCTCCGGTAATATACTCTAGAAATCCACTTTCCGACAACCCTCTAACGAATAAAGTTTCCCAATTGGTCGAGCCGTCTCTATTCAACCTGTACCAATGGTTTATGTTTCTATCTTCCCTGTATTTTTTCATAGAATGGTTGTCGGTGTTCCAAGCATTTTTTACCGACCATTCTACGCCATCGATAATGAAATCTACGCCTTCTGGTCTATTCTTATCACGGCCAACGAATATAACACCCTCGTCTTCACTAAGGAAGTTGTCTCGTATATAATTTTCTAAACTTCTCCCGACATTTTGTTGGAGACTTCGTATTCTCTTATAAATTGATATTTCATCCTTGGTGAAGCAATGTTCTATAATCTTATCCAAAGAAGTCCTCCAATGTGGCACGAGGTTCTGCCGTCCAACCAACTGCGTCCAGAATTGGTTCGAGTGGGTCTAGGAAAGTCTTACTGAACATTAGGTCATAATCTACATGTTTATGCAAACCAAGTTCTTCGGGGAGGTGTTGAGGATACGCCACGACATTTTCACCCAGACGATTCGGAACTTTCAGATAGACAAACTTTACCTTCTCGCCTGGCTTGACCAGTTCATACCTATTGCCTAGTTTACTCTGATTGATTAGATTGTTATAACACAAGGATCCACGCACGTGTATAGGAGTCCCCTTCTTGAAAATAGTATCTCGATCTCTCCACTTCTCAAGATTGGAGACTCCGCGAGGGAACGACACCTCTTCGGGAGGCAAAGACTTGAACAGAGTCTTGAAGTCACGGATAAATCCCTGTGTAGTTTCCTCGGTACCTTCCACAAGTACACGAAAGATTTCTTTCATCTTGTCACGGACAACCGAAGGAGTTGATGACTTGATTGCCTCGATACCCATCATCTTGAGCTTAGGTTCTGCGTACTGGACACCCTCGTTATTATGCACGTTCAGGATGTATCGTTTCTTTGCCATCCAGATACCACGGTCTGCAATTACCTCACGACCCATCTCCATACGATTCTCATACGCACCAGTGACGAGTGCCATCTCCGCATAAGATGTTTCCAAAACTTTCTCGAAGTGCTCGGAGCATATCTTGTCTAGGAACTTAACAGGATTGTTCGGAGAAAACTTCTCGACCAGATCACCCATGCGAATATACACAGAGTCAGTATCGATAGCAACAACGTAGTCCTCATCTGTTTTGAGAACATCTTGCATCGCACCATTCACTGCACGTTCTGCCCACTTAATCGCAAGTTGACCAGCAAGAGTAATCGACTCTGCAACACGTTGATCGAAGTAACGGAACCATCGGTTACCCAACGCACCATAGAGGGAGTTCATAAGAATCTTGATCGCCATCTGTTGGTTGTCGAGAGAAGAAATCTTATATTCTAATTCCTTGGACGGATTTGTCTGCATCTCTTGTTGGGACTTCAACATCTCCTTCTTTATGATGCGTCGTTCGGTGTAGTACTGTTTAATTACGGTAGGGATAACACCTTCACGATCATGCGTGAATCGAATCCCAGTAGGAGCTACAGAGTATCCTGGCTGTCCTATGTTTGCGGTACCATCTAGGAATTTATCCACAGACACACCGTTCTGGAATCCATCCATGACAGTCTCGGGCGACATGTTATACTGAACAATGATATTGGGATATAGAGAGTTTAAATCGAAAGAGGTTACCCAGTCATGAGATCCAACTTGTGGGTCTTTCACATAACCACCGGAATATGGTGTCTTAGGTTTCTCGACTTTCTTGGGAACGGCAATGTTTTGTTTGTTCAACAGTCGATAGATGATGGTATCCCAGATGGCGGTAGTACCAAGAGTGTCGTTATAGTTCACACCCGCCTTATAGGCCATAGTGAAGATAAGGTCGATGAGGTCGAGTTTGACATCTAGGTTATGTACTAACTCAACGTCCTTCACGTTATAGTCAATAAACTTCTGGTAATCCTTCTCGTATAACGTGTGGAGATTTCCATGTTCAGCATATGAGAGTTTACGTTCACCCAACACAACGTGGGAGATATGGTCGAGTCGATATGATTCCTGTTGTCCTAGAGTATTGTAGGTGAACTTCTTGAAGACTTCCAAGTAGTCGAGTTGTTCGATGCCTTCGAGAATAAACTCTTGGTTCAATTTACCATTGATAGTGGTGTTGCGTTCACGGATGAGTCCCCACGGAGACATACGCTTTGCCAGAGTATCGTCACCAAACAGTTTCACCATTCGATTATGGAGATAGGGAATATCAAAGAATCGTGTGTTCCATCCGGTAATTACGTTAGGGGCATACTCTTCGAATCGTCGAACGAACTTGCGGACAAGGTCAACCTCGTTGTCACACTTGATGTATAGGACATCCTCACGCGTGGGCGTGTAGTCACCACAACCCCAGACCCAGTAAGTGCCTGTGTTCTCTCGCATACAGATAGCGGTAATAGGATGTGCCGCATCTTCGGGGGCAGGGAAACCATCGGCCGAGAAGACCTCAATATCGATGTTAGCGGTCTTGATTAGACTGCGGTCATATTCGATACGGTCGGGCCACTCTTCCGCAATGAATTGTGCGACATAGTTAGTATTGCCTGCGATTTCGAAGTTAGAGACGTTCTCATAACGTTTGTTGAAATCTTTGGCGTCTGACATGGATTCGAAGATAACGGGTTGCATCGGAATACCGTCTAGGGTAGTCCAACCTTCCTCGCTTTCTCCGGACATGAATAGTGTGGGTTTGAATGGGATTCTATGTTTTACTTCCTGACCGTTCTCGAAACCACGGTATAGTAGTTTGTTGCCGAAACGGACAACTGACGTATAAAAATTAGACATAGGTACTCTTTTGTAGAATGATATAGGTATTATAACAGAAAAAAATGGGGATGTCAATCCCCCGTTTGAAACATTATACTTTCTTTCTCGGAGTATTTACCAAAGATATTTCCTAGAGTTAGGGGAATCTTTTTAAGGGTGTCAATGACATACTTCTTTTTGAAATGAGTATCTACTGTGGGATACTTGATAATAATCTCTTCCTCAACCACCAGAACTCGATCCATATCATAGTTTAGATAACACATGAAGAAAGGAACACCCTTCCGAAGAAACTTTTCTTTACGTCCAAGGAAGTGGATCGACTTATAAAAAGGAGGCCAATCTTTCTTCCAAACACTCCACCGTTCTAGATCGAAGTTGGCTATGCGTTTATTAGTACCTCTCTCTACAAGTGCAAGGTCAACCCCATACTTACCCTCGGGATCATCATCAGTGCGATCAGGATGAGAAACCCAACGATAGTCCCCTAACTCTATATAGTTTTTAATATATTTTTTGAGGGGATGACTCTCACCGACCATTGTAATGAATCGAGAGATGTCCTCGGAATCGTCAAAACTATCTTGACGATCCGAGTATGAACCCCACTGTGTTTTGAGTTGTTGATTCACATGGTTCATAATGTAACGAGCTCCCTTTCAGATCGGTTGTTGTCTTGAGGTAAGAAACCCTCAATTCTCCAAGGGAAAGAACCATGTTCTTGGTGATACTCAAACACCTTGACAAGAGACCTTTCGAGAGATTCAAACTGTTCCGTCATTCCATCACGCTTATCGTCTAATGAATGTCGTTCGGTAGGCGACTTAGTGTGACAAATGAAGTAACTCTCTAGACCTTCTGTTGAGTACTTCTTAACAGCGTTCATTATGTACTCGTACTCGTAACCCTCTTTTACTGTCCAACCAGCTTCTTCACGATTCTTATCCTTTATACCACCCAAAGAATAATCATGTTTTTTAGTGAAGTCTGCAATGTCTTCGGGAGTATAGATGTGGTAGTCCTGATATCCACCAGTATCACGTATTGCCATTTGAATGGCTTTGTTTATTGTGTTACCGTGAATCTTGTCCATCCCCCCAAGATACTCACGCATAGACTCCTCGTCATTTTGGATGAATCCCTTGAAGACAGCGTAGGTGAGTGCATTACACAAGTCTTGTGCAGTTGCACTTTTACTAGGGGCATGATTGTTCTCCAACAACTGAAATTTCAGACGGGCATTGTCACTATCAAACTTGTAGACCGAGAATACCATTTCCTCGAATTTGACTTGTTTTCCAGCGGCAACACGGTGCGCACCACAGACCAAACGGTATGTATGAATCTTACCGTCAATCTTTAGTGGTTTTGGTAGTTTCTCAACTACAGGAAGGGTAAGACTCAAGTCTTGACCCCCATTGCGAAAAGAATCCGCAATTCCATTTACGTTACCTATGTCTATAGTGTAACGAGAGGGATTATTATTTCCCGTCACATCAGATTTAGGTACATAGATATCTTCTAGTTTAATTGTAACATTTTCTTGGAAGACGGAACCAGTAGAGGCGAGTAGTTTTGCTGTAACGTTTGCAGGTGTTGGTTTTGCTGTTGGGCTGTTCATAGTTTTTTCCTTTTAGTTTCCAGACATTATTGTACTGGAAGTTTAAGTTTAAGTTTGGTGTACCGACCATTTGTACAGTACACCGTTATATAGTACCAAACCATCTACAGTTTGGCAACACTTTTTTACCGAATAATGTCAATTTCTTCGGGGTTGGTATTCCACGTCTCAACTGTTGTGCGTAGTCTACCTTCGGACTTGAGAGTCTCATATCGTTTAGACGCTTTGTTGCGCCACCACTCAATAACATTCTCAACTTCGAATCTGTCAAAGTTTTCTGATGGTTTGATTTCGTCGGTCTTCAAGTTCATGTAGTCCTTGACTGACTGGGCCTCATGACCATACGTACTATAATACGAACGCTTACGTTCTGTCAATCCTTTCGCATCTACAATTGTCTGACAGAACTTATTATATGAATTATCATCCACACCCTTCAGTGACGCTTTGATGATAGATGCCATCTTTGTCTGAGTCTTGAGTTTACGTGACGACGCGTCAGCGGGAACAAGATAGTCACCTTCGTTGCGTTGCTTGAACCAATCATTGAGAGACCGGAACTTTTCATCATTGATAAGTGGAGCAAAGTTAGAGTCTGTCAAACCACTATGACGTAGGAACGGACGCATACCGTCATACATGGAAGAAGACTTAGTAGACCCATAGAGACTAGTTGTTTCGAAAAGACATATGTTCGCATCATACTTTTTGTTAAGCGCACGACGAACTTGATGAGAACAACAGATGGCCGCCAATAATTTTCCTCCCAAATAATTGAAACCCGCTGGTTGTACAGGAACGATATTGAATCCCATAATAGCGGACTTATTGAAACGATGCATCACGTCTGGATTCATGGTGGCGAGAGGTGCACCCAACCACTCATTGCGAGGACGAGAGTTGATAGTAGGAGAACCGAAACGAATCATACCGAATATCTGTCCGGTGTTCTTCTCCTTGACCATGTAAAGTAGTTGCTTGCCGGGGATTGACGACTCGACTGGAGCGGAAGTTGTTATCTCCATGTAGGTCATGAACTGGTCTTGTCGACACTCGAAGATAGAGAACTCCATGTCGTTTGGGTGGATGTTGAAATCATCGAAGACATCTGTCTCAGGGCCCATGCCCGGCAAAGAAGCAGGGAAAGTTTTCATCCTATCCATCTTTATGGAACGTTGGTATTCGTCAATACGATTGAAACTTCCGAAGAACTCATCGAAGATGTTTGCAGCATATATTGCATCAGTTTGGTTTAGAATCATAATAAATCTCTCATTCAGTTGACACATTATACACTAATATAACGACCCTGTCAATCAATAACTTTAAAAAACTTGTGTCTAGTCCAAGGTTCATCTTGGTTTTTGTCACTGTATCCGTGATGCTCTTGGGTCACAGACAAACGTTTTGAAATCAACTGAGTAGTTGGTGTCGGAATACCAGTCTTGTGTTTATCTCGTTTATTGAAGTAAACTCCAATGTCACGTCCTACGCCTATTGTATCACATTCAGTCCAAGGATGCAAGGCGGTATTACGAATTCCGTAATAATTTATTTCAGGGAGTTCTAGGTGTCGAGTGGTGAATGTTCTGAAAAGACGTTGGAGAACACAGTATGGGCCACAGTTGATAGGGAAATCCTTCTGTGTTAACATATAGTGACCCCAGTGCGCGAAACTCTTGTCCATGCAGTACATACCCATGAACAATCCTATATTCGCGTAGAGTGTGTTCTCTGCGTACTCAGAGAGTAGTTTGAAGGACTCGTATCGTTCTTCGAGTAACCAAGTGTCATGTTCCATAATCCAGAACTTCTCGTCAGACTCTCCCTGCTGACGCATAAGTTCCCAGTGAGAACACATACCCGCCTTTTCTGTAGGGGAGTGATCATCTGGGTTTTGGCCAAGAGTGTCTGCAAGCATAAGACTTTTAGACCATTTGTACTTATCTACATGTTCTTGAAAATCGGGAATTTCTGGTGTTATGGCATCGAAGGTTTCGATGGAGTCGATGTAGCCATCATCGATGGCACGTTGAAAGGAACGTTGAGAGAGATAGGCATACTCTTCAGACCGTTCATTACCTTTCATAACAATTTGTATTGCTTTCATTTTTTACCCATAAAAAAGGAGGAGACACATCGCGTGTACTCCTCCTATTTATTTACATAATAGATGTTATGCAAAGTACTACAGTTACGGTACATACTAGAGTGATACCCATAAAACCTAATCTTTCTAGGTCTTCGGAATCACGTCTAGCCATGTAGGCCTTTATCTGTTGCATTAATTGTCTCCTCGTTTAATAGTTGCGAGTCTAATGTTTGAGACCCATTGATTTCAACTTTACGAGGCCGCTGACTTTCAGGTATTATGACTTCCAAATTAATGGCAAGTAGTCCTTGACTGAAATCAGCTCCCATTACTTCAACATACTCCGACAGCCTAAATTGCCGCTCGAACTTCTTCGTTGAAATACCCTTGTGGATATATTCTCTTCCTGTATCTTTGTGCTGCCCTCGAATGGTCAGTGTTCGGTTCTTTACTTCGATTTCTAATTCATCCTCGCTGAAACCAGCGATTGCGAGTTCGATTAGGTATTGATCCTTCCCCGTCTTTAATATATTATGCGGGGGGAATATATCACCCGAGCGCCTTGAGATACGGTCTAATTCATCGATCATGGTATCAAAACCGACAAATGCCGAACGCGGAAATAGTTGTTTTGCTGTTAATGTCATGTTGTTAACTCCTAGATTATTTAGCAAGTTTAAAAGGATGCCCGACCATCGGCACATCCGGTACTATATATACAAATTATAAGAATGAAAAGTGAAATATTATCACTTTATTTAATTATCTTCGATATCTCTGTAAGATATCCAAGAAACAATCGTCGTGGTCTTCTTATAATAAACCACAACGAGTGATTAGTAATAGATTGAAGGGTCTGGGTCACCCTCTACACCAAATGAGAATGAAACACGAGATTCTCTTGGGAATACTTGGTGGTGAGTTCCACGGGGTAAGTATGCGTACATCCCTGGCTCGAAGTCGAAAGGTTCGTTATTGTCGATACCTTCCACCTTTAAACCAACCGTGCTGATAACCTGAACCAAAAACACATCCATAGAATCTTTGTGCCAAGGGTATGACCCACTTGCCCGGCCGAAACCACTGAACGCAATGTTCGTGATTTTGTTTTCGTGTAAAGCAAAGACTTCTTGCATCTCTTCATAAATTCTTCGTGCAAAGTCCGGTGCACTACCGCGACTGTGAAAAGAGTTTAGTCCAATACGCATTTTGTCCGAATTACGGTCGTAAAGGTCGTTCGGGTGAGAATCCATCATAGTCATAAATTCATTCCAGTTATAAGTCGACCCCATATCAAATGGCAGCCGACCTATAAATGGTGTTTTAGTTCGTATGTTTTCTTCTCTATCCTCAAATATTCCATAATTATCTGACATACTACTTAGCTATTCCCAATATTATATTTTGGTTGTAGTGTCCATTCAGACTTATCTCGAAATGAGATAATTTTAATTTGTCTCATTGGAGCACAATCACGTGCTACTTCTTTATTCACAATTCCCACTAGTCCCCAATCTGCAAGCAGAGTGGCGATAGTGTTACGTCTTTCCATATCAGACGTTTCTAGATTCGACTTCTTACCATCCAACAAGAACAACTCTTTGAAGTGGACGATAAAGTACCTACCCTGTTTATGCAAGATGTGACACGATTGGTATAGTGTGTTGTCTCTCCGAGATGCTACACCTATACGAGTTAATGTTTCTCTGACTTTTAGAAAGTCATCTGGTTCCGATAGGCTGATTTCCAGCATCATATCAGAGTTCCATTGGACAAGATTATTCTCTTCCACCTTTTGCTACCTTTAGTTTGATAGTTTTTATTTGTGATTCCGTTAAGAGCCCAATAACTTGTTTCGCCTTTTGTTCACTGTAACCAAAATATTCCTTGATACACTCCATGTCGGCTCTTTGTTCAGGTTTGTCCCATTTAGAGAATCGTTTCTTTTTCCTTACAATATTTATAAGAAAGTCGTATTGCATCTTATCATCTAAGTGATGTAATCTGTTCATTTCATTGGACATGAATACCGTGTCCGGAAAATAAGACAGAGACCTATTAACGACAAACCCATTATAGTACTTGGTATTATCTTGGTCTTGGTCAATGAGATTGACTTTAGTATCATTTATACTTTTCAGAAAGTCAAATGGACTTAGTCTACTATTAATATTCATTTTTACACCACCCGCTTTCATAATCACGCCAGTATAGTTTCTTGATGCGGCGTATCTGCTGTTCGGTCAACACATCACCATACATTTTCAAGGAAGTCTTATTATCCCAAATATCCAACTGGTCGGGAGACAATACAAGTCCTGAAGATTCGTTTAAGAATACCATAAGTTGAGAAAGTTCGTCAATATGAACAATCAGATTATAATCATGCGTACTGTTCATATACCAAGATTGAGTATAAAAATGATTATTTTTAAATAATCCACCTTCAATCTTATCCAAAACAGTGTCCAACTCTTTATCTAAACTCGGTAGTTCATTCAAACGACCTGATTTAATATACTTCGCTTGGTTGGCCAAAATATATTCACATGCAGATTTAAAACGGTCTACAGGGTCACGTTTAACTGCTATCCGATAACTATTTTTTCTAAAGGGCATTTCAAACTGACAACTATAGTTTTTAACGCAATCCATTCTATATTTGCGGCCTACGTACTCATCATGGCCCTGATAGATACGATAAAGTTCTTTGATAGAAGACATGCCGTTTTTAGGACACAGTCTAACATCAATGTTGTTAGGAAAATATAAAATATTATCAGCAGGAGTCATCTCATAATGGTGTATGTGAGTTCCCATTTATTGTTTAATCTCCACGTTCGCCATGACTTCAGTCATACATGCGACAAGATTCAATTCGTGGTCTGCGACAAATGCATTCTTGTACTGGTAATCCGCAAGGATTAACACCAACTGAGGAATACTGTTGGGCGCGACATAGTCATACATTTTATCATAGACACTACGGAAGATTGACGCTGGTTCAACATCGATGTTGTTTACTACCCACGCTCGCATCTTCTTGAAGTTCTTATCACGGATTGCACCGAACAACTGAGAGTAGGTATCAGAGATATCTGCACTCGCGCTGTTAGGGACATTGAGTGTACCGGAGACAGAACCTTTCTGGCACTCATTCAGTACGCGCCTCCAATCTGGAGCATGTTTCATGATGATGTTAGCCAATACGTTTTTATCGTACTCCACACCTTCTTGTTGCAAGATTCTTTGGAGACGCTGCATGAACCCGCCACATAGCGAGGTCATAGTTTTCTTGTTGAAGTTAAAGGCGTATTTGGAACACCTTGAATGCAGTGGTTCGATAATGCGGTTCTCGAAGTTACATGTCATAATAAAACGACAGTTGTTAGAGAACTCTTCAATAAACCCACGGAGAGCGGGTTGCGTTGACTGTGGATTCAGATAGTCTGCCTCATCAAGGATGACAACCTTATAACCACCAGATAATGACACCGATGACGCGAACTGTTTAATCTTGCCGCGTAGGGTATCGATGTTGCCCTCTTCAGACCCATTGACAACAATGTAGTCCAGTTCTAATTCTTCACAGATGGCACGGGCCACTGTGGTCTTACCAGTACCAGCGGTACCAGTGAACATCATATTTAGTATTTCTCCACCGTCTACGATGTTCTGAAATGTTTGTTTTAGTTCATCCGGAAGGATTGTTTCAGAAACTTTCTTCGGACGATATTTCTCAACCCACAAAAACTCATTGCTCATTGTAACTCCATAATAAAATAATTAAATAACGAGGACTATTATACTACAATAAACCTCTCATGTAAACAACCATTAGACCTTTATTTATCAAAAATGATAGTTTAAAAGGTATGATTTTTTCTGATACGGGTAATACAGATTTTAGTTGGAAGGGGTGTCGTTTTAGACACTTTAGGGAATGGAGCCCGCGATAGGAGTCGAACCTACGACATCCTGATTACAAGTCAGGTGCTCTACCAACTGAGCTACACGGGCCTTCGTTTCTTACGTTTTTCTGAATATGACCTTATTATGTATATGCGGGTGAACGCAGTAATTGAGAACCAGAAAGTGATTATGTTAGTAATCCAGAATGGATCTGTTATACCCCACTGTTCTATAATTAACCACAGAAAAAATATGTTGAGCGGATAATTAATCATTGCCCCCGTCAACACATGTACTGCGGACTCTTTAGCAATATTGGAATTTAACTTTAACAATTAAGGTGGTCTCTTGAATCAAATAAGGCATATTATATATAAGTTCAATTCAAATCATATCTTGGGCAAAGACATTATGATTCAAGAGACCGATAAGGGTTTACTTCTTCTTGGTGTCCGAATCAGCTTTCGCAGACTCTTCGGCAAATGCTTTCGCGACATTTTCGTAGAGTGCGACAACTTGGATTGCTTGGTCACGTAGTTGACCGACAGTAGTCAGTTCTTCACCTTTAAAACCACCACGGGTCACTACAGTGTCGACAACAGCAATACAAGAACGTGCTACACGGTTTGCTAGGTCATTTAATGTTTTTTGTTCTTCAGTCATTTTAGGCTCCGTAAGTAGATGACTTTTCAAGTGCAATAAAATATTGCGTATCTGAATCAGTTGATTTGAAATGAGATATTAGTTTAGTTGAAACAGAGACTTCATAGTCACCACCCAACAGTTTCATATTTCCCACACCCATGATAAAGTTGAAGTCAGTTCCTTCGGGGAAAGAACCTTCGGCCAATACCGAGTATGAGTTAGACGTGGAGTCATTGGCATCAACTACAGTAATCTCAATTGAATTTCCGTTTGGACGGATAGAGATGTTGTCATAACCAAGTGCAGATGACGCACGTTTAATCTTACTTAGAGTTTCGTTAGTAAGCAAGAACTTGACTTCACACTCAGGCATCACGATATCTTTCTTAGGAGCAGAAAGCATCTCAGGGTCTGAGTAGAAATATTTAACAGAAGATAGACCACTACCGTCTGATACGGTACAGAAGTTCTCACCGAAAGTGATTGATGGACGATCCACCAACGACAATACAGACAAGAACTCAGAGAGGTCATAGATACCGAAAGTGTTCGGAAAGGTCTCTTCGATCTCAGCTCGAGATACGATGTTCTTTGCTATCGACATAGTCTTCAGGACGTTACCGCCATTGACTACAATGTTTGGATTGATTGTCGAGAAGTTACGCAGTATCTCGACCGTGCGACTAGATAGTTCCATTGTTGTATTCCTTAGTTAGTATGGTGACCATTATACAGAGTTTACACCCGTGTGTCAAGTGCTTTCTTTCATTCGACTGAAGTTTTTATCTTTAACGAATGTCAGCTTGCGTTCGAAGTGAGCATCCTCAAGTTCAGTCTTGTGAGAGATTACGAAGACGTTAGTGTCTTCTTTCAATGTGTCGATAATCTTCATAAGGTTATCTACACCTTCACCGTCCAACGAAGAGTCGAACGTCTCATCCAGTATCAACAAGTTAGTCGATACAGAATTCTTCATCTTGGCAATCTGACGCCAAGTAAATAGTAGGGACAGGTCAATACGCTGTTTCTCACCTTCGGAGAACGAGTCGTAAGAGAACGTGTCGCGATATCGTGACCGGATGGTTTCACTGAAACTATCATCTAGTTCAAAGTGAACGAAGAAGTCTAGAATCTGCAAGTACTTGTTGGTCAACTCATTGATGACCGGAATGTACTGTCGGATAATCTTAGTCTTGATTCCCGTATCACGAAGCAACTCACCAGCAATACGATTGTAAGATGCCTTCTCATTAAGAACATACTTCTCATCAGTCCGCTCATGAAGTTCCGAGTCTAGAGAGTTAAGGTCAGTGTTGGCCTGTCCCATGTCGCCCGAACTATCCGCCATGTTGTCCAAGTCGGTACGAAGTTTATCGATAGACCTTTGTAAAC